TCCCGGAGCTACCATAGGTATAGTTCAACAAAATAAGAAAGAAGTACACTGTGATTTTGTCATCGCCATGCTCCAATCTCTTTCTCTAAAAGAATATTCATTCGAAGATTTTGATAGTATAGGAACTCTCATCGTCGACGAAGCACACCATATATGTGCCAAAGTTTTCTCACAATCACTATTTAAATTGTGCCCAAAACACGTATACGGACTTTCGGCTACACCAAACAGAAAGGATGGACTCACAAAAGTTTTACACTGGTTCATGGGTCCCACATTCTTTTCTGTCGAACGGGAGAACCAACACCAAGTTGACGTATTTCCTTTAGAATTTACGTGTCAGCGATTCAGAGATCCACCACCGTGTACCAGGTATGGCAAACTTTCTTTGGCGACTATGATAACGGAACTTACAGAAATGCCTGATAGAAACGCGCTCATCATGTCCACGATTCGAGACGCGACGCGGAGTACTCGACAAGTATTAGTTTTAAGCGATCGTCGATTTCATTGTGAATATTTACACCAAAGATTTAAGGATCGTTCGGGTTTATACATGGGTGGGATGAAAGAGGCAGATTTAGCTGAATCCAGTAAAAAGCAAATCATATTCGCGACGTTTAGTCAGGCACACGAGGGACTCGATATACCCAGTCTCGATACAGTCATTCTCGCAACACCTAAATCAGATATAGTTCAGTCTATAGGTCGTATCATGCGCGAAACGAACGGTAAGAAGAACAATCCACGCATATACGATATTTTAGATCAATGGTCGGTATTTTTTGCCATGTACAATAAAAGACTCAAAGTATACAGGCAAGGTGGGTTTAAAATTCCGAATCAGAAAGAAGAAAAGGTGGAGAATTTTCCCTCCGGAAAATGTCTCATACAAATATAAGAATGGGTGGTTGTTCTACCGGACGATCTACACAGAAATACTCCTCTGGAGGTGGTGGAGCCGATTTGAGTTCCATCCTCGCGGCACATGGTGATATGATCTACGCAGATTCGAATATAGAAGCCGCGAACGTATCTATAGGAACTGTCGGACATGTGCTCACCGTTCAACCAGATGGAAACGTTGATTGGCAAGTTGTACCGGGAGCCACGGGAACGGTTGGTAACTTACAGCAAGTGACAGCTAGCAATCCGCAAACAAATATAACAGTAGAACTAGTTAACCAAACTACTTCATTGATTACAAGTGGAAATGTATTAGTTACAGGCAACGTGACGGCATCTAAATTTATAGGAAGTGGTTTAGAATTAACTGATGTGGCACTTAAAACTGATTTAGATGATAATGTCATTCGTATATCCGATTTGGAAACGGCGACGATTATTTCTAATTCTTCCACAATTACGACGGGGTTCACGCGGGGTGATATCATATACGCGAGTGCAGATAATGTACTCAATAAACTTGCCTTAGGAACAACTGGACAGGTTTTAAAGAGTGATGGTACGGATGTCGTGTGGGGTACGGATATAGGTGGTTCTTCCGGTACCGCAGTATGGACAGCCAATAATGTAAATGGAAAAATTCATTATTCTTTGGGTAATGTGGGAATAGGAGTCGCGGATCCGCAATATTTATTAGATTTACCTTCGACGGGTACAGTAAATGCTGGATTTTTTATAGGTGATGGTGGTGGACTTTCCAATCTTACCTCTGGGAGTCAATGGACCGGTACTAACACCGTTCATTTTACTGGGAACGTAGGGATAGGTACGTCAGACGTTTCTAAAACGCTCAGTGTTGGATCGAACGTTTCTATAGATGATACAGGAGCGGATAAATTGGCCGTAACTGGAAACGTATACGTATCGAGAAACTTAACGGTTGCTGACGATATAGATGTGAACAGAGTTCACGCTCGTAATATTTTTATAAAAAACGTAGAAGTTGTAGCAGAGCGTCCCGTAAAACAAAGATAATAAAATTATTATTCTATTATAATGGCTGCTCACTGGGTCCAAACGTCGCCGACACCAACAAACACGTATTGGGCAGGTGAAAAACTTGGTGGGTATTCAACATTGGTAGGAAGGACGGTTACTTCGGAATTTGGTAGAGGTTTAGATACGAGTTTCGATGGGCGTCGCGTTATTGGCGGTGCACCCGGATGGGGCCCAAATACAAGCGCTGGTTGGCGTGGACAAAACAGGGGATATGTCGAAATTTTCGATTATAACGCGGCTAATGATACATGGGGAACGATTCCGGGTGGATACATAGAAAGCCCTGATACTACGACTGGGCAAGTCGGCACGCAAGCCGCTGACGCTAGATCGAGGTTGCCTGATGATGATAAAATATATCAGGCCGTCGGCGGTGGTGGACTTTTCGGTGAAAGTGTGTCTATGAATTGGGACGGAGATAGAATAGTTGTAGGAGCCCCGGGAATAAACAAAGTATACGTTTATGATTATAACGGAACGAGTTGGGGAACACCCCAAACTATATCCGCTGCTTCGGGAATAACTTCTTTTGGGCACTGTGTTTCTTTATGTGGTGATAAAGGTGATAGATTTGCAGTGGGTGCTCCCGAAGAAAATAAAGTATACGTGTACGAAAGACTCGGAACGGCAACTTCATTTACACTCGCGTATACCGATAATGGTTCGAGTCTAACAAATAGTTTACCTCTCAGTACGAGTGGAAACATAACTTTAAATTCTGATTATAATGGTTATGGGTATCATGTAAAAATGAGCGATTTTGGGGATCATATGGTCGTGGGCGCCCCTGGTACACATATAAGCAACCTCAACTCCAATATGCATAGTGGAACGGCAAACTATTACACTATGTGTTGGGCAATAGGCGACGCTGGGGCGGTGAATAGTTATCATCCTCATAGAGCGGTGAGATATTCAACTAACTCAATCATCAATAGTAGCACAACGAGCGCGACGTTCATCGCGGATCGATACAGCGGCGGAGATCCGATCGGTGGGTTTGGGTTCAGAACACCCCAGATAGGGCAGGTTAGAATTATGAAATGTACTCCAGATACAAGTTGGAGTACACCTAACGCGGTTACACAAATGGGGAACCTTATTCCTGGTTACGATGCAGGTATTGTTAAGGTGGATACTTTTGATAATAACGCGTCCTCATCATTCGGTGGATTCGGAACTACAGTACAAATAAACCCGGAAGGTACTCGAATAGCCGTGGGTTCACCTTTTTATAAATTTTCAACTCCCCCCGACGATCAATCTCGTCACGGACGAGTCGACGTTTTCGATTATGACAGTATTACGAATACATGGGTAAATAGTTATCCAGCAGGAACTCTCGCATCTGAAAATGGATGTATGGTGGGTCAGGTGGCCATGGCCTCGGATGGTAGTCGCATTTTTTTAGGAGGAGTACATTCTGCATTCATAACAACAACGTTCGATTACACGGGAAAAGATTGGTTTCAAACCGAACCTTTCATTATAAGTGGTGGAGATATTAACGAAATAGGTGGTACGGGTCATTTACCAGACATTATAGCCGGCGCACATCATTATCAAAATTATAGAAATGTGTGTAAAAGTGGTGAACTGAATTTCGTATCTGTACCTGGATACAATAACACTGGCGGCTATCCTCATGGCTCTTATGTAACCGCAAGAGGTCTCATTCTCGTTTATAAACATACACTCACATCTCTTTTCAATGGTAATTCTTTATTTGAAGGATTTGTTAAATGTAATGAATTGGCTATAGGAGGTGCTTCTAATGGTACAAAAACCCAAAGATTAGCTTTCGGTGGGGTCACGGGAGATGATTTTGAAAGTGCGACAACTATTGAAACGCGTTATTTGGGGTTTGAAAGTAATGCTACTACCGGACATCAATCAGAATTAATAATCTCTAAATGGTCAACCGGTCCTATGAGCTCGAGTTTAACTGGACAGCCTTCGATGCAGAGCCATCCGTACGGAAACGTTACGGGTCTTCAAACATCTGCCGACCCGAATAGAGTGACAAAAGAAACATCTGGAGATAGGATTAGGTTAAAAGCTCCAAAAATAGAATTTCACTTAACAGCACCCGGAGACTGGTCGGGGTTCTCCAAGTATAGAGAAGCTCCTGTTATGACTTTGGTTTCCACAGAAAATTGGCCGTACCTAGTTGAACAAAACAACCTAGCAGCAAACCCAAACCCGGCCATGCGTTTGGTAAACATACGTACGTGTCATAGTGAATCAAATGTACACACAGGTTTACGATTGACAGCTTCTAATGCCGCTGGTTATAAATTAACTGGTAGGTTCAATGAAGATAGAATGACTCCAGATGATGGCAACGAATATACTTTTTCACCTGATAATCATGGCTGGCTTCATCTTCTCAGTGGTCAATCTGGTCAGGCAAACATGTACGGGAGTCATGCAGGTTTAAAAGTGGGTCATCTTTATGCAGCGGGTTCTCTCCAGTATCCCAGTGATGATCGTCTTAAACATTTTGAAGAAGAAATACCTAATTGTTTAGAGTTGATAAATCAATTAAATCCTTATAAATATAAGAAAACTCAAATAAAATATACCGAAGATTATACCGGAGACGTAGGTACCGAAGATAAAGATTGGAATTGGGAAATAGGTTTAATAGCTCAAGATATAAAGAAAATACCTTACCTAGAATTTACCGTGAAAGATCCTGGGCCATCAGCCGAAGATATTTATTCATTAAATTATAACACTTTTATAGGTGTATGTCTCCAAGGTATAAAAGATTTACATAACCGTCATCAACCAGAACTTGTTAAGGTGGCAACCCTCCAATCAGATCTCACCATAGAAAAGGAGAAGGTGGCAACCCTCCAATCAGATCTCACAACCCTCCAATCAGATCTCACAATAGAAAAGGAGAAGGTGGCAACCCTCCAATCAGACGTCGCCGTAGAAAAGGAGAAGGTGGCAACCCTCCAATCAGACGTCGCCATAGAAAAGGAGAAGGTGGCAACCCTCCAAACTGACGTAGATCGCGAAAAATTAAAAACGTTAAATTTACAAGAACGAATATTAGTCATGGAACAAGCGTACCATGCCCTACTGGAACGCGTTTCGGATTTGGAAAATTCATGATTGTTTCGCACATTTTAGGCATACGACTAAAATGGGTAAAACAAGTTTACTTCTTAATAGAATCCATCGCGGCTAACGCGATAACCCCGACGATGAAAAACATGACGACATAGTTGCACTCTGTTGTTTCATCGACTACGGGCTGAGCTTTTTGCTTCACGACTACCTCCTGTTTAATAGGTGGAGGCTGTGGAGGTCCGAACGGCTCATCAAAGTCGATCGGACAATAGCCTATCATTTATAGTATATTTATAAATTTATTTCAACCTTCTTCTTACGAGGCCTACCCTTTGTGGTCTTCGCCGGACCGACCTTTACTTCCTTTACATCCCCATCTTCAGTCTCTTCTGGATCTTTCGGAGAAACGATATCAGATATATCGTCATCCTCCTCTATGTCTACCGGAGGTCGGGGTATCAAATTCGTGGTGTTCATGGCTTGCGCGGGTGGCATCATGATATTTCCCATTAGGCTCGAAATGTCAAGTCCGGGACCCTTCATTTCATGACGACCCCCTGATGGTGAAGATGCGGGCGGCTGGTTCGTCATAGTGTTTTGCACAGCACTCATCATATTATCAACCAATCCGGGGTTCTGCTTCATGACATCGTTCACGTTGGGCATGACCGATTTGAACATAGAATTGGTAAGATGGAACATCATCGCCGAACCTCCGAGCATCATTATGAGTTTGACCTCTGGCGCGACGTGCATCTTCGTTCGGTATTTCACGTATAGTTCCTCGAAAACCTCATCGTAATCATCTTGATTTTCCATGATATTCTCACTCCAACCATCGAGTTGAAGCTCGAATGGATTGTAGCGTTTATTCATAAACTCGAGACCAGTCACACATGCGATGAGCATTCGTCTAGAAAATTTGATAGATTTATCTACATCTATGCTGTACGTAATACGCTTAACCTCGGTTCTGAGTTCATCTACGGGTGAATAAACATTTAATCGCTTATTAATGGTAAAACCACGCTTTTCCAAACGTCCGAGCTTATTCACGAGATCAGCCTTTTCCTCATCGACCGTCTTATACCCGGGAGATGGCTTTTCTTCCTGCTCATCCATGGGACCACTATAATCGTACGACTCTTGTTGCTCTCCACCATCGTATTCCCCGTAATCTATGGGTTCGTCCATTTTCGGTGGGGGTGGATCATTTTGTTTCATCGGGTTAGCGAACGTATCCATATCTTCCTGAAAAGCCACATGTTTGCGGGGTGGTGCTTTATGAATCTGCGAAGCGTTTCCAGGCCGATGCATAACTTGAGGCTTGGGAAAATCTAATTGAATTTCGTCAAGTACAGCCTGTTCACTGTCGTCGAGTTTCATGATAGAACCTCCTCGATCGAGAGTGATTTCACCGTCCATTACTCTCTATATTGAAACTAATCTTTTCTCTTTAACGCACTTTATAAAAAAATATCAGTAGACTATAAATGAAATTTAACAGCGTTAACCGCCGAACCATACGAACCATCCTCATCGTTCTCGCCCTTTTATTGGTCCTGTCCTTTTTCTACCCTCCCAAGACCAGCATGTTCCAGCCCACCCCAGTCACGGTCACCCCCGTTTCTGAGGAATCCATTCATAATCTCCCATCGACTGAGGAGTGCCTCGGCAACAGCGTTTACTCTACCAGCACTGGTGGTGTGTGCGGTGGTGGTAAGTTGGTCAGTGATCACGCCAATTACAAGATCGTCGATGGCATCGGACTTGCCTAGACTTTAATCTGAGTTAATATAAATGGCAGCTCAGCCAATTCTTTCAGATATTAATCATGAAATTCATACCGTCGTAGTTGATAGTACTGTCCCCGATTTTGTGGTACATTTACCTACACCTTTGGATAATGTCATCCAGGCTCAATTAGTTTCGGCCGTGTTTACTTCCGGTGAATCAGCACAGACAGCTATTCATATAGGTATTGAGGAACTTCGAACCTTCTTTTCACAGCGTGCGAAAGCTGATCTAGACTCGTCTGACGACAACCACTTAAACGGAGTTTTTGGAACCGTGGTCGGACCTCACGTTTCTCTCACTGGAGCTTCAACTGCGACTGCAGTTAAAGTAATTTCATTCAAAAATGAATATCCCATAAGCCAATATTATCATAATCCTATTCGAAAGTTAAGTCGTTTAACTTTTAATTTGGATAGAGAAAACGGAGATCCAGCTGTTATGACAGCTTTGGTTTTAGTTTTCAAATTTGTTTGTAAAAATAAAAATTTAGGATGTTAGATTCCAGAGCGTCGCATACTCGTTAATTTAAAAATACTTTATAATAATAAGTATGTCTTCTGGAATCGTACAATTAATAGCTCTAGGTGCCCAAGATGAACACATCATGGGTGAACCTGAGATATCGTTTTTTACGTCCACCTTTAAAAGGCATTCTAACTTTTCACAGTCTATCGAAAAACAAACGATACAAGGATCTGTGAATGGTAATTCCATGTCGTCTATCCGGTTCGACCGAACTGGCGACCTCTTAGGATACACATATTTTACCATAGACGATGGTACCCAGGCTGTTGATTTACAAGACTGGGGTGAAGTCGTGAATAAGGTAGAATTATTAATTGGAGGTCAAATTATTGATGTTCAAGATCACAATTTTACCGAAAAAATTGCTATTGATATGAACGCGCAGAATGTGAGTAAGAGTTCTAACGGTGTACACCCAGGTGCATCTGCTCGGTCTTATTTTTACCCTTTGCGGTTTTTCTTTTGCGAAGGGCCTCAATCCGCAATTCCTCTCGTATCTTTACAATATCATCACGTTGAACTACGGATTTATTGGGGTCCAAATGCGGGAAACTATAACGTAGAAGCGTATTCAAATTATTATTATTTGGATAACGAAGAGCGTGGAATAATGGCTTCTCGTACTCACGATATTTTGATAACACAAGTTCAGAAAAATATAGCTTCTAGCGAATTAACCCAAGAACTTATTTTTAACCATCCAGTAAAATATATCGCATGTTCAAATACAAATATGGAAAGTACTCTAACTTCCATAGATAATAAAATTAAAATTAGTATTAACGGAACAGATATAGGTATTTATAAATGGGCGAAACCACATTTTGTAGACGTACAGAGCTATTATCATACAAATTTCGTAACGTCTCCGGATTGTTTCGTACATTGTTTCTGTCTAAATACAAGTTCCCTACAGCCTACGGGTAGCTTAAATTTTAGTCGACTCGATAGTGTTAAAATACATAGCGAATCCAGACCTTTGATTGATCCTATATACGCAGTAAATTATAACATACTCAGAGTGAATAATGGGTGTGCGGGGCTCATGTACGCAAATTAAAATCAGGAGTAATATTAAATGCCGAAGAACTTGAGTACCGTCGGTGGTGCCACGGAACTTCGCTTCGGTAAGAATTGTAGAGAAGATCAGGCTGACAACTCTGTCGTCATTAACGCGAGTAATGATAAGATCGACGCAACGAAAGCGAGTGGCTTTTACCTGACACCTTTGGAAATAGCTGCCAATTTTGCCGAAGATGGTACGGATGCGTCGACTAATACGTTCGTGGCGTATAACCAAAGTACCAAACAATTATTTAGAACTCAAATACCTATGACCTTATCTGGTCTCTCGGGTGCAAATCCAAGTGCTGGTGGTGATTTAAATATCTCCGGGGATCTCGTCGTCACTGGAAATATAACGTCTGCGGGGCAAATAGCTAATATTTCAGTTGAGAATACAGTGTTTAAGGATGGTCTCATCGAACTCGGTCTAGGAAACATTGATAGTGGTATAGAGATGGATCTGGGGCACGTTATGTCGCGACCCCCGGGTTTATCAAACGTCGCAGCATTTTATGACGAATCAGAGGATAAATATACTTTTTGTCATACCGTGACCACAGCTACGAACGCAACTGAAGTTAATATAAAAACGGATGAAGATTTAGATGTTCATATTCAAGGTACTTTAACCACTACCGGTAATGTATCGGTTGGAAATTTAATATTAGACGATTCCCATTCAAATGTCATACAAGCGAGTGGAAACATATACACAACTGGTAATGTATACATAGAAGGAGGTCTCGTCACAAATTCAGGAAGTGTATCTAAAAAGACATACAGTCATAAAAATGATCTTGTTAAGAATACAAGCATAGCAAATGCTACGATAACATTAACTTTTACA